ATACAAGGCGGGCATTATTGGAAGGTTGTTGGAAAGCCGGTGTGAATCCTAAAGATATTTACGAGTACCATGCTTTTTGTGGTGTATTCGATAACGTAAAGCAGGTTAGCAAAGTTGGCAAATACATTACAGCGGATATTGCCCTGGAGGGCAGCAATAAGCTGGTAGTTGGTTATTGGGAAGGCCGGGAACTGATGGATATTGAGATAATGGATAAGTCTGATGGCCCTACCGTTATAAAGCTGATAAGTTCCGTTGCTGAATATTACGGGGTTGAGAACCGGTATATCTGTTATGATGCAGATGGAGTTGGTGGTTATGTTGGCGGTTACCTGCGTGGTGCCATTCCTTTCAATGGTGGCATGCCAGCTATTGAAGTGAAAGACCAGGCCAGTAACAAACTGATAAAGGAAAATTACTTTAACCTAAAAACACAGTGTTATTACCGTTCTGGTATGTCGGCCGCTAAAGGTGAACTGAAAATAAATGAACGGTGTGCAAACAAAATGTACGATGATAAAATGACCGTGAGGCAGCGGTTTATGTATGAGCGCAAAGCGGTAAAGAAAACAAAAACAGATATGGATGGTAAGTTACGCATCCTGCCAAAAAATGAAATGAAGGTAATGCTTAACGGTGAATCACCGGATATGTTGGATATGCTTATGATGAGGGAAATGTTTGATGTAAAACCGGTGAAGCAATTTATTGCATAAAAATATTACCTTTATTCACAAATTATAAAAATGAAGTTACTCGAACGGCTTTCCGGTGTTACCGAAGTAAAAGCAATGTGTTTTCAGGTTAAAGTAATTCTCCTTTATCAGTTTGTTACTGGCCTGGTCTTTCACTTCAATAGCTGGCAGGCCACCGTTGAAAGGAATGGCGCCACGTAAATAACCGCCAACATAACCACCCACACCATCGGCATCATAGCAGATATACCGGTTCTCAACCCCGTAATATTCAGCAACTGAACTTATCAACTTTATAACGGTGGGGCCATCAGATTTATCCATTATTTCGATATCCATCAGTTCTCGGCCCTCCCAGTAACCAACTACCAGTTTATTGCTACCCTCCAGGGCAATATCCGCTGTAATGTATTTACCAACTTTGCTAACCTGCTTTATGTTATCGAATACACCACAGAAAGCATGATATTCGTAAATATCTTTTGGGTTCACACCTGCTTTCCAGCAACCCTCTAATAATGCACGCCTTGTATCTTCATCCTGTGATAGCAGGTTACCCGGGTAAGATGGATCAGATTTCAACCCCTCTTTGTTATCGTAAATAGAACCCGAAACGAATGTAATGGATTTAATAAAGTCTGATGGCTGCAGCCCGGATTCAATGATCATAGCTTCAAGGAAATGCCAGGCTTTCTCTTTTACCTCATCGTAGGTATCACCCCAAATATAATCATCACCATATTTAATAAAGTACCTGATCACACCCCGGCGCTCCCGGATAGGGAACCCGGTTAATGGATCAATCCACCATTCAATGAGTTTATAAACCCAGCTTTCAGGATCAGGGTTGCAGGTAGCCATTACATAAGGCTTTACCCCACATGATGAACGGTTACGGCTTAACAGGTAGAAAAACATGGTTTCGGTAAAGTGGGTAAGTTCATCGAATCCTAAAAATGGTATCTGAGCTCCCTGCCAGTCAAACTTATTTTTTTCATATTCAAGGTGCCTGAATGATATTTTTGAACCTTTCTTAAATTCCCAATCCAGTGAAGATTCACGGGGCACGGCTCCAAACATTGGATAAAGCGCTGCGGAGGTATCCCATAAGCCGCCCTGGTTCCTAATCTGTACACTGGTGCGCCTGAATATCACACCGCCAAAATCTTTTATGTGAATGTTCCGTAATGGGTGCAGTAACAGGGAGAATGTTTTACCAACAAAAGCAGCGGCACCACCGATAACAATATCAGCACTGCTGCTTAGTGCTATTTCCTGGTACCCTGGTTGTGGTTTTATTATTTTACGGCTCATATTCGTGCCATTCAGGAATAGGTATGATGAATTTACCAACGTAACCGGCTGCCCGGCATTTATCGGCAATCTCTTTAGCAAAGTTCCAGGAAAGTATAATCAGGTAATCAGGCTGAATGCTAATCATATCCTGAAGCCCGATAACCGGCTTTGCCACACCCGGAGTAAATTTACTCAGCTTCTCAGGTGTTTCATCCACAATGTATTTTATCGGGAAGTTGTTCCCGCAATAATTCATCAAGGTGTTTACCTTAGCAGATGCTGCAAAAGCAGCAACACTTTTATTTAACAGCGATACCATACCATTGCGGTATGATTCGGCTGTATGTTTTACCGCTTCAGCATAACCGGAATACTTTTCAATGTGTGTGTATTCAAGCTCATTGGTAATGAAGTCATCCACACTTTGTTCAACCGGGATAGATGCCCACTGCTTTGCAATGGTAACCCTGACGGTGCCACCGTGAATATCATGCTTTGATACTGATACGATCTTCATACCTGCATCGGTAACAGCGTACATCAAAGGTGTAATACTGAAGTAACTAAGATGCTCAAAATAAACAGTATCAAACTCTTTCTTTTCTATGAAGTCTATCAGGTACGGGAACTCTAACACCAGCACCCCGTTTTCAGACAGCTTCATTTCAACAGCCTGCAAAAAGTCTTTAACATCATGCACATGCGCAAATACATTTGTTGCTGTGATTAAATCAGCTTTTGGAAAACCGTTTAAACGTTCGCACATTTCAACACCCCAAAAGCCGGTAATTACCCTGATACCTTTTGCCTCGTTTATGGCAGCCAGGTTAACAGCAGGATCAATATTTAAAACCTGTAAATTTATTTCTTCCCGGAACTCACTAAGTAAAGCGCCATCATTTCCGGCAATATCAATCATGAATGAATCTTTGGTTAATACATGCTTTACCTGTAAATCTTTTGCCATTTGCCTGCAATGTTCAACATACCCTTTGTTTATGCTTGACCTGTAAACATAATTGCTAAAAAGTAATTCAGGATCAACAACAACCGATAGTTGAGATAATGAGCACTCACCACAAAACAATACTTGCAACGGGTAACGTTCTGCATTTACAGCCTGCTCGTATGTATCGCATAAGTTGTTTGCCAGTGGCATCATGCCTAAATCCAAATACATGGTAAGGTTTTCAGATCCGCAGCAGCGGCAATGGGTTAATTGTGTATAAGCAGGCATCCGGTAACTCGTTTAAATGAATAAGGTGTATATTTTGTTATCAGGTCTTTGAAGTAAAACCAATCTGCTGAATGTGAAGTTACATCATTCCATCCGCATGCCTTTGCTTTATCCAGTTTCACCATTACACCGGCACAATCCAAATAACCCCTACGAAGTGAGCACGGTATTATCTGCCATGCCTTGTATGAGTGCACCATATCGCTGCAATACGTGGCTGCTGAATCATGTGTAAATCCTCTTAGCATGTATTCGATAAACACCGGTACATGGTAATTATCCTGGTTCGTGATAACCACATAATCCCCTTCAACTTTCTGCAACCGACAGCCTAACGGTTCATACACTCACCTAATGCGGAGCACATTTGAAATGTTTGGTGATGTTCCGAATGTTGATACACATTATCCAATGGAAATGAATAAAGCCGGTGTTGAGAAAACCGTATTTGATTGGCCTCGCTGGGGTATAGGTTTTAAAACTACATACGCTTACCTGAATAACGTACATTCCGTTTACCACCCTGATAATAAGGTTAACGATATCAAACATGCAGGCCCTCCGTATTTCAGTACTTCAAGTATTTGCCAGGGGCTGGAAAAATTAAATGAAATGTTTAAAGAAAAGAGTATATTTGAAATATGATTCCGTGTTGCAGGTAACTGCATCGTAGTAGCAACTGGACAGATATTATCAGGGGCCAGTAACGAGATAATAAGCACGGGATCATATTTTATAAAACCGTTGGGGCGGTAACGATCTTAAGCGCTGATGCTCCCCCAAGAGTTGAGGCGCTTTTTAAATTTAAAGAAGATGTTTTGGAATAAAAAGAAAAATACAACAGAACCTATAATAACTCATTGTGCTTTTCATTGTGATGAAACAAGTAAAGGAAAAATTATTTATGGTAAACTGGAAGTATTTAAAATCGGCGATAAGGTATCAATAGACGAAATGTTTTACACTATATCTGATTTTTGGTACAATGTCGACAGGGGTTACATAATGTACAGTATTAAACTTATCGCTAAATGAACCTAATCGTCATCTGCGTTTACAACCGGGAACAAAACATTAAGCAGTGGTTACATTGTTGGCATCAGTGTAATAGTGATGCACACCTGATAATTATTCATAACGTTGATGGTGAGGAGCGGTTTAATATTCCTGATGGCATTACTTATATCAGGCGGCAAAACATAGGTTTTGATATTGGAGCTTTTCAGGATGTTTGCATGAACAACCTTAACGGGTTCCCACAGTTATGGGATAAACTGCTTTGGATTGCTGATGATACGATACCAATGCAGAAAGATTTCGACCGCCCATATTGGGATTTACTGGACACTAACGATTGTGTGGCAATGGAAATAAGCCCACATGTAAAGAGGCATATCAGAACTACCGGTTTTGCAATTACTAAGAAAATATCTGAAACATTAACTTTCCCGGCATACCCTGTAACAACAAAGCAACAGTGTTACGAGTTTGAGCATTTGAGCAAGCAGGCTTTTTCTGAGCAGGTAACCGCTGCTGCTGGCAATGTAGTTGTTATTGCTGCACAAAAGAACTAACCGATATGCGATACCGGTTATCACAGGCGGATAAAAGAACGTGAGAATCAACATTACCATATTTTCGGCAGACCAGGTGAAAAGCCAATAACTGAAGCAACAGTGTGCTTCATTTGCCCTGCTTACAATGCACATCCTTACATCATTGAAAGCCTACAGGCGCAAACGCATAAAAACTGGAAACTGTATCTCATCCATGATGGCCCGAATGAAACGGGGTTGAAAGAATATGTTGAAAACATAAACGATCCAAGAATCATTTACTATGAAACAGAAACCCGTTCAAGTAATTGGGGCCATTCAATACGTTCTGAAG